GCAGGCTTCCGCATGAGGGAACAAGCGGAGCAGGAGCAGAAATTTTTAACCGACTTTACCAAGTAGGTCTTGGCCCTAATCCTGGGGGCAGGTCACCCAGGCTGGCCGGGTCGTCGGTGACGGCGAGGCCGACCAGATAGGCTTCGCCGGTGTCGGCGAATTTCGGATTAACCTCGATCGAGGTGTAAACCTTCTGGCGGTTCTTGGTGGTCATGGTGACCAGTTCGTCGGTCGGGTCGATCACCGCGAACAGCTCCAGCTTGCCTTCGCTGTTCTCGGCTGCGCTGAGAGAGAGCACGTCGCCGTAGCGTTTGAACGAGCTGTCTGGGGTGTAGCCCTTGATGTGCTCCATGTTGACGCGGGCACCGTAGCGCTTCGGGTCATAGTTCCTGGCCATCTGCTCGATCCACGAGCGTTCGATGATGCGGCCGTCGGTCGTCGCTCCTTCGGTCGCGACGCGGAATTTCTTGGACTTGCCAGCCATGTACGGATCCTCTTGCGGGTGAGCCGAGCGGCTCGGATGAGATGCGCTCATGCTGAAACCCTAAAGACGACCGCTCAACCGATGCTGGTTGTGTGACTTGCTGGCACAAGAACGGCCTGCAGGCGGCATTCCGCGCGCGCGGCAGACTGGCGGGCATGAGTGCTATCACCCCCACGACTTCGACCGATCTGGACCCTCGCCGGCTGGCCCGCGCCCTGTACTGGCAGGGGTGGCGGATCGCGCGCATCGCCGAGTACCTTGGCGAAAAGGCGGCCACTGTCCACAGCTGGAAACGGCGCGATGCCTGGGATGAGTCGGATCCGACCGAGCGCATCGCGTCGACGATTGAAGCGCGGCTGCAGCAGCTAATCCTGAAGGACAACAAGGAAGGGAAGGACTTCAAGGAAATCGACCTGCTTGGACGGCAGGTCGAGCGCATGGCGCGGGTGGGCAAGTACCAGGAGACCGGGCGTGAGGTCGATCTCAACCCGAAGATCGCCGCCCGCAACGCGGCGCCGAAGCGCAAACCCGAGAAGAACGCGATCAGCGACGAACAGGCCGCCTTGCTTCGGGCGGCGTTCCTGGACCGGATGTTCGGCTACCAGAAGCACTGGTACCGGGCCGGGCTGGCCGAGCGCGATCGCGTCATCCTGAAAAGTCGCCAGATTGGCGCGACCTACTATTTCGCCCACGAGGCGTTGATCGACGCGATCGACACCGGGCGCAACCAGATATTCCTGTCGGCCTCGAAAGCCCAGGCGCTGCTGTTCCGCAACTACATCGTGAAGTTCGCCAAGCAGGCGGCGGATGTCGACCTGAAGGGCGAGACGATCATCCTGCCGAACGGCGCCGAGCTGGCGTTCCTGGGCACCAATTCCCGCACCGCCCAGGGCTACCACGGCAACCTCTACCTGGACGAGTTTTTCTGGATCCCGCGCTATCGCGAGCTGCGCGATCTGGCCAGCGCGATCGCCTCCCAGACGCAGTACCGCAGCACCTATTTCTCGACACCGTCGACCGTGACCCACGAGGCCTACAAGTGGTGGACCGGCGAGGAGTTCAATCAGGGGCGGCCGAAATCGGAGCACATCCGTCTGGATGTCAGTCATGCGGCGCTGCAGGGCGGGGTGCGCGGCGCGGATGGCTTGTGGCGGCAGATCGTGACGATCGAGGACGCGCTCGCCGGCGGCTGCAACCTGTTCGACCTGGACTACCTGCGCCGGAAGAACACGCCGGAGGTGTTCGCCCAGCTGTTCCTGTGCCAGTTCATCGACGATGGCGAGAGCGTGTTCGCGTTCAACCTGATGCAGCGCGCGATGGTCGACAGCTGGGAGTCATGGGCCGACTGGAAGCCGTTCTCGATGCGGCCGTTCGGGAGCCGGCCGGTGTGGCTGGGTTACGACCCGTCGAATGGCGGAGACAAGGCGGCGCTGGTGGTGCTGGCGCCGCCGGCGGTGCCGGGCGGGAAATTCCGCATTCTGGAGCGTCACCAGTTCCAGGGGCCGGATTACGAGGCGCAGGCCAAGTTCATCAAGGACACCTGCGACCGCTTCAACGTGGCGTACATCGGCATGGACGTGACCGGCATCGGCTCGGCGGTGTATCAGCTAGTGCAGAAGTTCCGCCCGGATGCGGTGGCCTTCAGCTACAACGTTGAGCTGAAGACCAAGATGGTGCTGAAGGCGCTGAACGTGTTGCACAACGGCCGGCTGGAGTACGACGCCGGCAACACCGACATCGCGGCCAGCTTCATGGCGATCAAGAAAGTCCTGACGCCGTCCGGCCGCCAAGCGACCTACCAGGCGGGCCGGTCGGAAGAGACCAGCCACGCAGATATCGCATGGGCAACCATGCACGCCCTTTTCAACGAACCGCTGGAGGGGGCGACCACGGCCAACTCCGGCTTTATGGAGTTTTCCTGATGGCCAAGCGTCGCCCATCCAGTCACCACCGTGCCGCATCGGAGGCAGCGCCGGCCGCCTCGGCCGACACCGGCATCCAGGCCTTCAGCTTTGGCGACCCGACGCCGGTGCTCGACCGGCGCGAGATACTCGACTACGCCGAATGCCTGAATGCGGGCAGGTGGTACGAACCGCCGATCAGCTTCGAGGGTCTCGCGCGCAGCTGGCGCGCCTCGGTGCATCACAACAGCGCGATCGCGGTGAAGCGCAACGTGCTGGCGTCGACGTTCAAGCCGCATCCGTTTCTGAGTCGGTCGGCGTTCCAGCAGTTGGCCCAGGACTATCTGGTGTTCGGCAACCTGTATGCCGAGGTAGTGAAGAACCGGCTGGGCGGAGTGATGAGGCTGGATCCGGCGCCGGCCAAGTTCGTGCGCCGCGGCGTCGACCTCGCGCGCTACTGGTGGGTGCCGGGCTGGAACCAGGAGTGCGAGCTCGGCGAGGTGTTCCACCTGATGGAGCATGACATCAACCAGGAGGTGTACGGCTTGCCCGAGTACCTCGCAGCGCTCAACAGCGCCTGGTTGAACGAGAGCGCCACGCTATTCCGGCGCAAGTACTACCTCAACGGCAGTCACGCCGGGTTCATCCTGTACCTGACGGACGCGGCGCAGAACCAGGGCGACGTCGATGCGCTGCGCAAGGCGCTGAAGGACAGCAAGGGGCCGGGCAATTTCCGCAACCTGTTCATGTACGCGCCGAACGGGAAGAAGGACGGAATCCAGATCATCCCGATCAGTGAGGTCGCGGCCAAGGACGAGTTCTTCAATATCAAAAACGTGACGCGCGACGACGTCTTAGCCGCGCACCGAGTGCCGCCGCAGCTGATGGGCATCATCCCAAACAACACGGGCGGCTTCGGCGACGCGGGCAAGGCGGCGAAGGTGTTCTACGAGAACGAGATCCGGCCGCTGCAGGCGCGCTTCGAGGAGCTGAACGACTGGATAGGGGAGGAGGTGGTCAGCTTCGAGCCGTATGCCCTTGCCGATGCTGTCGCCTAGCTAGCCGGCCGCACAGCACCTGCCATCGCCAGGCCGCCTTCGGGCGGCCTTTCTGCTGCCTAGGACATAAAACATCTCAGTCGGCCTGAAAGGTGAGGGGGGATCAGGCCCACGGCTGGAGCTCGTTGTAAAGCGACTCATACTCTGCCCACAGAGCTGCGATGGACTTCGAGATGGCCGGCGTGCTGATCTTGGCTTTCTCGCAGGCAAAGCTTGCGATGAGGATACCGGCGCAGGAGGTCAGCACAGATGCCGGGATCTTCTTAAGAAGCGGCCGGTATAGGACGTGATACTCGCCATCTGCTTCCTTCGCCAGATAGTCGTCGACTGCGGAGAGTGTGGAGTGCAGTGCGTGATGGGAGAGGTGCCGATACAAGCCGTCGTAGGCAGCTAACGCCTCTCCGCGGCGCGCGAACTCGTGGAAGCCGATTTCCTTGGCACCCTCAACGCGTTTGGCGAAAGCTTCCAGCTCCGCACGATATGGTTCGACATTCGGATAATTCTTTGAATTGCGCAATGCGTTCTGACCTGCCCCCAGGATTAGGGCCAAGACCTACTTGGTAAAGTCGGTTAAAAATTTCTGCTCCTGCTCCGCTTGTTCCCTCATGCGGAAGCCT